ATCCAGTCGGCGGCGGGACATAGCCCATGCTGCCGACACCAGTACCCGAAGCAGGGACGCGGCCAGCGCCGCCATACAGACCAAGGGCCTGAGCCTGAGCCTGCAAGATACCGGCAAGGTCACCCGCACTAATCACTGACGGAGAGCCGCCATCCGCGTATCCCTGACCAGCACGGAGCGGAGTTACCGCCCCGCCCTCAGACTGCGAGACTAGACCACCCTTGCGGAAATGGCCGCGTTTCGCAGCCGCGTCCGTGGCCTTGTCGTAGTCAACAGTCCGGTACCCACCGGCCAGACCAACCGCATCAGGGTGGTGCTTCTCAACATCCTGCGCGATAAGGCCAATGCGCGTTCCCGGTTCGTTCTTGTACCGGAACTTGACGATCTTCTGGCCGTCAAAGGTCTTACCAATCGGCTCGATGTCTTCCTTGAGGCGCTCATCCGAGAAAAACGGCATTGGCTGCGCCGTGGACGTAGTAGACCCGGACAGCGCACCAGTGCCTTCGGCCACGTTCGCAACCGCCTGAGCCGTCTGGAAGGGGTAGCCCTGCTGCTGGAGGAACTGGTTGTAGAGCGCCGACAGGCCAGCCTGCTGGGTCTGCTGCTCAAGTGTACCAGCACCGATCTGCGCCTGACCGGCACCAAGAAGGTTCTGCTGGGCCTGAGTGCCCAAGCCAGCCAAGGTGGTGCCAGTGCCAACGCCCTGCGTATATGCCTGCTGCCCGACCCCAGCGAGGCCCTGCGCCAAGCCCGTGCCCTGCCCGTAAGCCTGCTGCCCGATGCCAGCCAGACTGGAGGCACCCTGCTGTAGGGCCGCGCGGTTCGCCTGCGCCGCCCCAAGATTAACGCCCTGCTGCTGCTGGGCCGCACCCAGAGCCTGATTGTAACCCTGATTTAGGGTATTGGCGTACACGTTCTGGGACGCAATCTGCTGCTGCTGGGCCAAATTCGCCGCCGCAAGGCCAGCCCGGTCCCCACCAAATGCCCCCTGATTTATGGCGTTGCCCAACTGACCAGACATCTGTTGCTGGTTCTGCTGGTTCTGCAAAGCCTCCTGCGCCCCCAAAACGGTATTGAGATAGGGCGACATGAAGCTGTTGATCTGCCCCGCACCAATCTGCTGGGCGTTAACCGGGCCAGTGCCAGCCATAGCCAGACCCGTAGCCATCTGGTTATAGGGCTGCGCCTGATTATACGCCCCTTGGTATGCGCCCGTAGCGGCCTGATTGTACCCCTGACCCGCCTGCGTCCCCTGCATGATGCTGGACGTACCAGCCTGAAAATAGGGCTGGGCGCGGCGTTCGCTGCCATATTGGTCGTATCAATACCGGCCTGCTGCTGCTGATTTATCGGGGCAACAAATGCGTTTGGATTACCCTGCGGAGCATTATAGGTCTGGAACGGCTGCGTGGCAGCAGACTGCATCATATTGTTCGCAAGTTTATAGTTTTGCATTACCTCTGCGGGTATCTGCACCTGTTGCGTAGTAGTACCTGTCTTGCCGCCCATAGTTAATGACCTTTGTAGCTACCAGTCGTAGCGCCATAGAGGAAAAAAGCACCAGATTGTTCCCCAAACTGACGCTCATAAAGTTTGATTTTACCCTTGGTCCGGTGATTGCTCAGGACACCGATCACCAATGGAAGACCAATAGTGTCCGAAACCTTCTTTGCGAAATCGCACAGCATCCGGGCACGGCCCAGCTTCGCGCCACGGAACTCAGGACGAACAAAAATAGCCTTTTCTTCGATCACATAATCGTCTGAGTACCACATCTGCCCAATCCGCAGCAGGATCACCGCCTCTGCGGGCTCCCCCTTCTTGCCGCAAATGCCGACTAGGCCCTGCTGCAAAGTGCATCCAGCGTAGATATTTTCCAGCAACTTGCGGGTACTGGGGTTATTGAACCCGTTCTCTTTGCAGGCCGACAGCGCAAGGGCCATGATGTCATCGACATCTTCCGGCGTCCCCACCCTGATCTCTATTTGTTCCATGTCAGTTCCTCTTCGGGCCGGGTAGGTTCTTCAGGGTCTTGATCGTCTTTGACCGCATCTTCTCGACAAACTGGTCAAGAATTTTATGTCCGTCATCCATTGATCCGTGACCGATTTTTACCACATCTTCAGGCGGGATCACATATTCCCCACCAGCCGCAACAATAGGAACAGAATCTACCTCTCCGCCGTCTGCGCGGTGCGGAGCTGTAGCACCATAGGGAAGTCCAGAGCCGCCATATGGCATTCCAGAACCAGCGGACTTTTGACCATAGAAAGGTTGCCCAAAAATGCCTTTGGCGACCTTGAACCCAGCCACAGTGTTCCCCTCGCCCATAGCAGAAATGATGTCTGCCGGGATGACATAAGACCCCGACTTAACATGCATGTTCAGGTGGTCCGTCCGTCCGGCCACTTGGCTGTGTATGGGGCCAACGTGAATCTTGCTCCTGCCGGGGGTTGGCAGTTTGGGCAGCTTGGGAAGCCCGCCAATGGCATGCGCTTGCCGCGCCGTACTCAGGGCGGCAGCAATAGCCTGATCGCGCGGGTGCCCAGCGTGGAGCATTTCGCTTATATTGGAACTAATAGTTTTCTGGCTCTTGCCCTTCTTCAGCGGCATGGCGTCCTCACGAATAACTGATGGTCAGAACCTGACTGGTTCCGGGCACCACCACGATGCCAATGCTCACGGGTAAGTTTACGATATAGACGCCCACAGCCTGCGGTATGATGTAGATGAGATTTGCCGTCGAAGTGGCTAGGTTGGTGTCGTATATCTTTCCGGTAGTCGATCCCGCAGTCGTGACGCTAATACTGGCAACCCGGCCAGCATTGGCAGACACCAGCGTAGTCGCGGAAATCTGGGATGTGTTCTTGGCACCCTGAACATTAAGATACGTTGTCGCCGCACCGTTAAGCGCAGTAACAATGTTCTTCGTAGCTGTCAGGATGTCTGAAAGTGATGTTGTCATCAGAATTTCCCATCAGGCTGCATACGGTAGCGGATGTTTCCAATTCGCCAGAAGCTGCCAACATCGCTGCTGCCTAGGGTGATGGATGTCAGACGCCCACGGAAACGCGGCGAAACATACTGCGTAGCCTGCGTCAGCGTATAAGTCTGCGACGTCTGCGGAGTATCGCCGGGGTAATCTACATAGTTGAACGTCAGATTGACGTTGGCATTCTGCGTGCCACCGTATAGGCCCCACTTCATGTCGGGCCATACTTGGTCAACAAAAGTCTTCAAGTCTGCCTCAGCCATCGTGAAATAGCCAGTCGTGAAGTAAGAGTTCATGGCTGAGCCGTCAGCGTCGAACAAAACCTGACCGTTGTAATTTTCGTGCTGGTAAATATAGAGCGTATTGGGATCGGCCCCGATGGGAGAGCCAAGCACAGACTGGTCAATCCACGCCGATCTACCCAGATTCCCAAAGTCCCATGTCTGAAGATATGCATTGTATTTGATGTAGGCGTTTACCTCGCCGCCATCACTAATGGTCGGGTAGTACCAAGTAATCTCTCCAAACAGGGAATTTACAGCGGTCCTGATCTTATCAAGATTCGTGGTATCAAGGTCTTGGAAGATGACGTCCCACGCCGGACATGCAACCGGCGTTACACCTGAACCTGTCAGGCTGTAAAACTGCGACCGCCCCATCCAATAAACAACACCATTGAAAGACGCAGCAGCCTTACGCGCTATCAATCCGCAAGTCGTGCCAATCTCGTTGAAGGAATAAACATACGGTGGGCCGATATATTGCATCGACCAAACACCAATATCTGTCCAGATAAGCGCCTGCTGCGATGACTGGAGGCAACCGACAATCTTGGAACCCTTGGGGATTCGGTATGAACCAGCCTGATTGATGACCGTGGCAATCCAACTATTGTAATTGTTGACATCGCACCAACGTATCAAAAGGGGATCCTGTACACCCGTGAAGGTTGATCCCCAAGCAACAATCTGGCGCTGCGGCATCGCCACAAAGAACCCGTCATTTACAGGTGGCCCCTGCGGAATAATTGTAGCCGTTGGATTGCCGCCAGTCGGGTCCCACTGATAAATCGGCTGAAATTGCGGGCTGTTCGTAGTGATCGTGCCAGCGGTCGGGGACGAAACAGCGCACGAAATCAGTATTTGGCCCCAGTTATCAAGTGACCATGTGGACGCCGATATGGGGGTGCCAGTAGATGGCGTAATCGCAGTGCCAGACCCGTAGCCACCCAGACCATAGCCCAAGACGCCATAGCCAGTGCCAACCGGAATAGCCCCAACCCCAAAGCTGTAAATATACTGCGCGTTTCCGCCGTTCAGATAACCGCTGGTTGTTGAAGACGCAGTATTAGAGCCGTTGATGATGAACTGGGATGTATTCAGGACGCTTTGGACAATGTAATTGCCGTAAAACGTAATGCCGCCAATGGTCGTGGTGACGATAACCGGAAAAGTATCGCCTACATTGTACCCGTGATTCGGCAGCGTAACCGTGGCTTGGTTGGATGCGTTCGTGACATTGAATAGCGGAAGTAAAACCACGGACTGCGTGGTCATGGATTCAGACCCCACAGTCTGGCTGATGCTCACCTGCCAAGTCGTGGCAGTAATCTGCGCCAAAATAATAGTGTTTGTAGCAATACCAGTACCGAGCAAAACCTGACCGGGATATAGCGTCCCGGTGATAGCCCCCGGAATGGTTAGCGTCGTGCCGGAAATAGAGCCGGTAAATGATGCAATAGTCGATGCAGATGTATATGCCGCTGGCAGGGGATTGCCCAAAACATTTGTAGCAACAACATTATACTGAGTGGGAGAAATGAAACCGTTCTGATCAATCGGATACAGACCGTACAGGACAACGCCACCGATGCTGAGATGCGTTGTAATATAAGCAGTATCGTAATTTGTTAAATTTTCAATCGTAGTGTCTGTGATGAGAATAATCGGACTTCCGGCAGTAGATGATGCTACAGGCGTTATATTGTCACCCGATGCTTGCGGCGTAATGTCAACAATTGAAGAGCTAAGAGTCGGATTTGTTATGACGGCCAACTGTGCAGTCGTGGTGGACGCAATGTTCTGTGTGCCAAGCGCCAAGTGCGAATTGACGTTTGTATCCTCCCAAGCCCACAGCGCCCTGACGGGCGCAACAGTTTTAGATGAATTAAATTTGGTCCAGCCGCCCAGTTTCTGGATCAGCCCGCCAAGCTGCTGGTCATAAATGAACCTAATCAGATTACTAACCGAAATCCCTGTCTGGTTAAGGGCTGGCGTTTCATTCTGATTAAGGCCGGGGATCAGCTTTACTGCTGCATGGGGCATTACGGGCCTCGCGCAGGCGTGGAAACAGGAGCGGGTGACATGGCAGACCAAGCATTAGCTTGGAACTTCTTGCGCGATTCCTCGACCATCGCGCCCTTGAGCAGGGTTTGATACTGGGCCTCATAGGAGCCCGGCATCTGCGGATCATTGGAAGTCGGCATGAAATTGCGCTGGTATTGGCTGATGTAAATCATGCTCGCCTGAACCAAAAGGTCAGGCAGATAGGTGCTAATAAACGTCGTTCCAGTATTGGCAGTCGTAGATGCATAGGAAATGACGCCAGCAGCAGTCTGAGTGCCTGTAGCGGAACTCGCAAATGTAACCGACGTAGTTGTGGACGATAGTATTGTCCATGTTCCGTTATAGGCCGTTGGGGTAACGCCGCTAATCGTAATGAGCGTACCCGCAACCGGAGCGGCAGACTGGGCTGCAAAGGTGACCGTTGCCGTTGCGCCGTTGCCTGAAGTGCTGAGTGTCGCGGTGGTAAAGAGCGGCGTGGTGGCAGAATTGCTGTACAAAGTCGGGGTTCTGATCGTGCCAAATACTGTCAGCGGGTATGTCGCGTTCGCATACGGCCCAAACAGAATGTTATTGTAAACATCGCCACCAGTAGAGAGGTCACCGCCAACCATGGCGAAATACTGCGGAATACCCGTCGAGGATGAATTTGCCCAAACATTTTGGATATACTCCTTACTCGTCGGGATTAGGGGAACAATCGTTCCAGAATTGTTCAATTGAACGGTCTGAACCGTCACAAAATCATTTACAGATAGCTGCAAGGTATTAGACCCGCTGCTCAGGGAATAGGTATTGCTCGTCAGTGACGGCAAAAGGTCCACATCACGCTGAATACGCAACTCGGCGTAATTGAGCATTTGCGGGATAATTGTGTTGAAGTAGGGATCGACGCCTTGATACACGCCATTTACAACTTGGCTGCCAACGACTGCCATCGTGGCAATCTGCTGAATATACCCATTATAGGTCATAGGCGTCGTATTCGGGGCAGTCATTTCAGTACTCCAACCTAATCCGGCAAAAGCGCCGCTTCGGCTTCCCGCCTAGCCACAAGACCGGGCAATACTTTGCCTCCGCCATGGACCCACAGTTTAAGTTGCGCCCTAGCCAAATCCCAATCACCGGCATCCAAAGCAAGCAGTAAAGTGCTGTCGCGCAACTTGCCAATGCCAAGGTTATAACAGAAATCTACAATTGCGTTTAGTGCTTTAGTGTTTTCCGCGAGCTTTGGACAAATTTTCAAAACGCCGGGGAGAAACTGTGTCTCCAACATATGCATCATCAGGTCAAACGCCTGATCCTGCGTAATCGGATTATCAGACAAAGTGACGGCAGTGCCGTCTTTGTAGTGTGTCGAACCGTAACCAATAGTGGGGATGCCAGCGGGGCAGAGATACGGTTTGTCTCTAAATCCCTCGAAGGTCTTCACAAGCTCGGCGGCAAGAGACAGGTCCATTAGTGAAAGACAATCTTAGCTAGAATTGTTGCCATACCCCCCATGAGGGCGACCCCCATACTAATTAGGGTGATGGTAAGTGTCTTCATGTTACTTTTGATGTCGGAATTTGCCTTGAGAATACCCGCGTATCGCTCCGCGCAGACGGCTTCATGAGTCGTTATCTGTGACTCGACAACCCTGAGCCTGTTATACACTTCAAGATCTGCCATGACACAATAGGCTTATTCAGCCTTCTCCTTGGGGGTTTCAAGAATGAGCCTGAGATTAGCCTGAAGCCTTTCGTTCTCCGGTTCAAGATTGGCCGCAATCGTGGCGTGTTTTATGGCTTCGTCCTGCATGCCCATGTGCCACGCCGCAATGGCGGCCAGATCGTGGGGCTTGGCTCCCCATACCGTGGGATCACAGGTGTAAACCAGATCGCGGTTTACCACTCCAATGGCTCGCATAGCGGCGGCATAGCAGTCAGGCCACTGGTTTTGCCGGAACTTCAGCAAGGCCAGATCGCACCACGGCTCACGGGTATTGGGGGCTTCGGCACACGCCTTGTGGTAGGCAGCCTCTGCCGACCACTGGTCGCCCTTGTTCTCATATGTTTGACCCAGAAGACGGTACGCATAGCAACGCTCATTCATCCACGTTGCTTCTGGCATGGTCAGATAATGGTTCAAGGCGTCTATAGCTTCGTTGAGTTTCCCATAAAAGGTCAGCTCACGGGCGTAATAGAAAGCGTTACGCGGGCATCGGGGGTCTTCTTTGACCGACACCGCCAGCAAGTCCAGATATTGGCCCCGGCTCTTGAGGGGATCAGGGTGATGGCTGACCAGAAGCATATCGGTGTCGGCCCAGACCTCTTTTGTTCTGGGGTCTGGAATCGGATACTCATGGCAGGGGTGGTGCCACATATATCCCTTGCGGTGATGGATTTTCTCATACTTGAACTTAATCCCGCTGCCCCAATCAAAATAATAGCGCAGCCGGGTTGTTTCCGGCGTCCAGACGCGCTCAATTTCCTCACGCCAGCCGGGTTCAAGAATTTCGTCTAAGTCGAGCGAAATGCAAACGTCCATATCAGGCGGCACAAGCGCCAAGGCAACATTGCGAGCCATATCAAAGCGCCAAGGATTGATACAAATACTATGGACATCCACGCCAGCAGCCTTAGCGGCGGCAATAGTGCCGTCCGTACTGCCGGTATCAGCAATGAGTACATGGTCAGCCTCCTTGGCGGATGCAGCAAAGCGTTCCACAAACGCTTCTTCATTCTTACTAATGGCATAAACACATATTTTCAAACGCTTGTCTTGCATGGCTTGCTCCCCTGCATATTTCCCAAATAGCTCAGTAAATAGGTTATGCTCTGTTCTCAGATAGTGGTCGTTTATTTTCTGAACATCGTCGGCCCAGATTGTCTCCCACATATGCAAGCAGTAAGACCCATCTAACCGGGACTTATCTCCATTCCCAAAGATCAGCTTGTCCATGAACCCAAATGGTATGAACGCCTCTACTTCCTGCAAGGCAAACACGCTTGGGTCTTTTCGATACATCTCAAAGGGCAGCACAACCGCATGGTTGGCCCAGACATCCGGCTTGATGGCGGCGGGAATCGCTTCCAGCCATTGCCGAATAAATTCATTGCTGCGCTCGGCCAGAATTACACCATTTGCCACAGAGGCAATCTGATCGGGGTCCGTAGTATGAAGTCCGACCCTATCATCGGTATAGCGGTCAGCCCCCATGACGCAGGAATTGTCCATCAATGGCGTCAAGGGCTTCAGCAGCAGGATATCGGTGTCCAGATATATACCGCCATGCTCAAGCAGCTTCTCAAGCCGCACAACATCTGACTGATACTGGGGATAATCCAAACTGATCCCGCCAATCTCCGTTGGCGGGTTAATNTGAACTAGCGTGACATAAGGCTTGATGGCTTCCCAGTGCGGATTATTGGCCGGTTCNNTGTTATAATAGAAATAGTATTGGTCCGGCTTCTGGACTTCAGCCGCAATCTTTACCGCCAAATAATTCAAAAACCCGAAGTCGCGTGACTTCGGGCCNGTGAACCACATCATGTGNATGATGTTGGGTATCATTATTTGAGAGTACCTTTACGTCCGTCAGTAATGTCTTCAAGAATAGATTTCTCTGAGACTTGTATGGCTAAATATCAAGTTCCTCAAGGTCGAAGTGCTGGGTTAGCTGCATGGTTATTTCGGGGGTTCGCGGTTCATTTTTCGTTCATTACCCGGCTGCCTAGCACACCGCAGAACACGCCAACTACGGTCTGGAAGGCGGGGCCTAAAATCTTGAAAATAGCCTCATTGTCCACGATAGGGTTAAACAACCCGGCCAGCATGACTATGATGACCGCCAGCAGGACTATGGCCAACGTGCAGACTACGATCATGTAGATCAACGGGACAACGGGCGGCGTGGACATCAGGGGAAATTACCCCCAACCGGGTTCGGGAAGCCTACAGGAGCCGCAGTACCAATAGTGGCACCCGCCGGGACGGTGGTCGATGTCCACGGGCTCTCGTTCATGGGGCCTACGCAGTCGGCCAAGGTCGCGCCGTTTACTGGCTTGGGGCGCACCGTGCAGATCATGGACCACATATTGGAGAAGCCGCCACCCGGCTTGGACGTGCTGGTAAAGGTACGCATTACGACGGTGGTGGGGGCCCACGTCGGGGCGACGGGGTAGGTTGTGGCGTTACTGAACAGGGACCAGACCTTGCCTTCGGGGGCCTTACACGACCCACCCATCAGGCTTAGATCGGCAATGCTGGCACCCTTGAGGACTGGGCAGACCGAGACGCCCATGGGGAAAACCTTACCGTTCACCGTCACCGTCTTACCGGGTACCGCCACCGTCGCGCTGGAGGCGCAGAGGGCGTAGGGGGTGTGGCAGATGGCAAGGGCTGGGGAGGCGTCAGCCGGGGTTGCGGCGAACAGGGCGAGGACGATCAGGGTCTTTTTCATGGTGTCTCCGGGGCGACGTAGGGGGCGGGTGTGCCGTCAGGGTTCAGGACTTCAGCGCCGTTCTTCCAGTCTTCGAGGAATTGGATGTAGTCGGTGTTGTCCAAAGCGAAAGGAATAAATGCTGTATCTGACGCGCGTCTTATGCTTTCGCCATACCAAGTAGAAATAATACTATATTTTTCCATGGTTAGAGTTCCGCGCTTGACGTATAATGAAACACAATAAAAGAGGCTGCATTTCCACTATCGCTATAGCAACCGATTTGACCTTGTGCTCCCCCATTTGCCGTTACGGCATTTCCCGTATACGTCCCAGTTCCGGGGTAAATACGAGTGACAACACCAGAACCGCCTACCGTGTCGTAAAAGACTTGAGTTGGTGTTGCGCGTTTTCTTACGGCATAGGATGTAGCGGCACCGATATATGTCGTAGTAGTATTAGTTGTATACGCTCCGTATACCGCACCGACGCCTGTAGATGTTCCCGGTACAGTTGCGATGTCGTATGACTTTTCGTAATACCTCTGACACTGCGCCAACTGCACCTGATACTGGTTGAACTCATACGGCGTGGCGATGGTGCCAGCTTCGAGTTGGACGCCGCTATATTGCAGCGTGGCTGCCGCAACCAACGCGCCAGTTGTAAACTCAATGGCAACGCCATTTGCTGCGCTTGATCCAGCATTAAACGAGAACGTGTAAATAGTTGGCGTACTGTTAATTGTTATCGTGCCGGTGGCAATTGAAGTCTTGGCTGAGAACGTATTCGTAGTATTGGCGTAGTACGCCGTCCAAGTTACCGTTGTAATCGTAGAACTGGCAATCTGCGCCTGACCAACTACAGTCGTGCTGACAAGATCAGCAATGTTCAGGCTTTCAATACGCTGCCCAAAAAGCGTTCCGGTGTTGGACGTAGCACCCGTGAACTTATAGGCATACTGATATGGCGCTGTACCGGAGACCTGCTGACCCGTAATGTTTGCCCCCGTGCAGGACGCATAAAAGCGGTCCACGCAGTAAGCGACTGCCGCAGCGGCTGTGAATGTTTGGGAAGCCCCAGCATTGCGCTGGTCCACGGACACGTTACCGTTGATGATCCGGTTCTTACCAACGTACGGCCCACCAGCGGGGCTGGACGTAAGCTGACCAAGGCGGGTGGTTAGGTTCGCTGTCATTTATCTAGTCTCCAGCGCGGTTAACGAGGATCGAGAAGTTGCGGATGATGGTCATGGGTTAATTACCCTTCCGCTTCATACGGAAACTGTTTGCGGATTTCAGCAGCCAGCGCCGCCAGCTTTTCAGGCGTGATCGGCGTCCCATCAGCGTCAGGTTCACCGCGAAGCATCTTCATGGCAAGATAGTCGTGGCGTTGTGCAAAGGCTTTGCGTCGCGCAACTTTAGCGATCAGGTTAGGTGTGGCAACAATCTGTGCATCAGTCATTTTTTGCCCTATGCCGTGTAAGTGCCGCTAGCGGTAAATTTAATAATTGTATTACTACCGCTAGTTGTTACCGTGGGCGATCCGGTTGTTGTTCCAGAATAATTGGCTGTTGGAACGCTGAGGATTACAACGCCGCTACCACCACCGTAACCGCCTATGCCATTACCACCGCCGCCCCCGCCGCCGCCAAGATTGGCTGTCCCTGCGGTTCCAACATGAGAATTATCGCCCCCATCGCCCCCGCCGCCAGCGCCACCAGCGCCGTATGTAGA